ACTGGTCATCATTGAACTCTATCGGCTTATTCTTTCTAAGTCTAGGCATTACTCCTCCTCTGTATCTATAGGTGTTGGTGCTGTTGCTAGTGTACCACACTCAGCACACTCCATGTCAAGGAAATACATATCTATCTCCCCGTCATCACCGAACATGGTCTTTACATTCCATATCTGTGAGCCACAAGGGCATACACTAGTAGGTTCGCCGCGAATATCCATAGCCTGTGTATAATCAGGCTTCATCTCTGTTACATGCTTACTCACTTTCTTTTCCTCTCCATTTTGGGTTATGTAGTGGTATTACATTTACTTCTCTAGCATTAGCGCAGTCAACAGGTGTCTTATGAAAGACCTGCGACTTGATTCTATTACTAAACAATTGCTTGTTGGATAGTACCACAGATAGTGGCTCGTTGTCAATATATTTACCACAACTTTGGCATAATAATTCTACAACTTCTGCCATTAGTACCACCCATTCTTATTCCAGTACGTCCACGCATGACATGGTGTACCATACCTGTAGTATATATAGTCAAGCCCACGCTCTATCTGACGCGTTGGCGGTGTCTTAGGGTCAAGCCCTAACAGTTGTGGAATACCACCAGCATGCTTCCCCATAACCTTAATGCTATTATAAGCATTAGGATTCCATGCTGATTCCTTACTCCACAATCTGTTAAGGCAAGACCATTGTTTATTCTGCCACACGCTGAGTTTATCTCGGGCGTATGCCTTGCTATCAGTCTTAGTCCATGTCGTGCGAACTGTCTCTTTAGTTGTGTGTTTAGTTGCCGTATGACTATCACCGAATAGGAATACACCCATTACGAGTAGCAGAAATATCATCGCTCTCATACGCGTTGCGCCTGTCTAACGCGGTGAGCAAAGTTAATCTTTAATGTCCTAGATTTATCGCGTGACTCAGGATACTTGAGCATGATACGCTCACCTGATAGCGTGCCACCCCATATACCATTGTCTACATGGTCATCAGTCATGCCTATCTCGCGACAGTCATCAACTATGGGACACTTAGCACATATTGCTAGTGCTTGTACGGCTCTAGTAACTGTTGCTATTTCATCAACCATAAACCTGCGACCGCGTGTTCCCTCATCTCTTGATGAGTCAGAGAACCATAGGTCAGGGTCGTCATGACCCGTACATAATCCTTCAAGATACTTGATTGCCAAAGAACTCTACCTCTCTCTTATAGATACTACTCATAGCCTCTTGTAGATTATGATAAGCATTCATTATAGCAGTATACTCTTCCCTTGTGAAGGGTGCGTAAGAACCTGAGTCATTACGAACAGTAAGTATTACGCCAGCAGCCGTTCTTAATGTATAGAAGTGCTTGATAAGTTCCTTGTCCATTGTTATCTCCTAGTCCTCAAAGAAATCTTGCCACATGGTATCGGGTTCACCGCTATCACAGTCATCATCTTCATCATGCTGTCTCTCGCAGTTATCACACACAGGTTGGATACCTAGTGCGACATCATCTCCATTTAACCAATAGGGTTCGGTCATTGTAGTTCCTTTCTAATTATTTAAGGGTGAGTAGTTTATACACATACTCAGGTGTTACTATTAGCACTCAAATACTGTGTCTACATACCCGTCGAGACGAGAGTGAGTAGTAATGAGTCCCTTGCTACCTGTAAGGTGCTTGTATGTGCCGTCTCCGAGTGAGACCCACATTGATTTAGGCTTGAAGCGGTTCTGAATTGCTTGTGCCTTGACGATAGTGCCACGCTTAGGATAGTCTGATGACACATCATAAGCATTGTATGCGATTTCATCTGCGATTACACGCAGTTCCTCGGCTAAGCCGAGAATTGTATCTGCTGATACAGTCATGTTACTGCCTCTCTAGTTGGTGTTACTACCACAGGCACGGTGCTTGTGGTAATTCTTAGTAGTTCTTATTAAAGTCAAAATCCTTGTGGTATTTCCACTTGGTTACATTATAGCATAGACAGTCAGCCTTGACAACTTCACAGTCAAAGCACATCTCGCATGACATACAGTAATCAGGCTCTACATCTAAGTCCGTCAGTTGCTCACACATAGGACACACATCTATCCGAGCGTCCTCTCCCATGTAATCTGCTAACGCATACTGATAGGCTAAGTCGTCGTCCGTTCTAACACTACCTATAGGTACAGATAGTGGTGCTGTGTAATAACTCTTAGTGGTGGTGCGCTTGTGACTTGCGTTACTCCACCATACACCTTCGTCGTCCCATGTACCTAAGTTCTCGTTGATAAGGTAGAACCCGTGCTTAGCACTAGGGTCTAGTGTGAGTACGGCTATCTTGTTACCGCTTGCCCACTTGGAAATCATAGTCCAGATAGTATCGTCATCTAGGGCAGACACACCACCTATCTTGGGTAGCACATCTTCTGCGAATACTCTAGTATCCGAGCGTCTATCGCCATGCTCTATGGATACATCTAGCATACCATTGTGCGCTAGATAAGTCAAGTCGCTACCACCTACCATAAATGGGTGACAATTCTGCTCGTTCTTTACACCATGCGTAGCATACCTAGCGTGCCACATAGCGTAGCCACTAGGATACTGCTCTCGTAGTTCTATGAACCGAGCAATAGATTTTTTAGCAGACATACTACGCTCGCTAATAATCTGCCCGTCTGCGACTATGGCAAAGCCAAAGCCATGCGGATTACTACACGCACCAGCGTGTAAGTCACTTGCTTTAGGTGTGGAATTAGGTTCGCACACTACAAGTAAGCACATACTATCACCCCTTACGCTTCTAGTAATTCAGGATTACTAAGTCGTACCGCACCAAGTTTATGGATACGGTTATACAGGTCAGGATAGATACCATTGTTATCTGATACCCAGTCTACGAACCACTCCCATGATAACGCGCCTAACTTTACATCATCTAGGCGCAGGTTGCGAGTGTATTCTACCATAGCATGAGCCATGTCTAGCGTTGCTAGAACACCCTTGCTATTCATAGTACCACGAAAGAACCTAAGTTCTATCGTGTCCTTATTCTGCGTATTGACCGCAGAAAATCGTTCCGTGTGTGCCCTATCGGGATTACTAACCTTGTGCTTGAGCGAGAACACGGGCTTGTCGTACTCGTCAAAGGTATAGCAGTCATTAAATCTAGCATAGTTGGACTTGCGACCTGCGAATTTCATCATGTGTTCCGAGTTCTTATAGATAAGACTCATAAACCTATGAGTATGTGCGCCACTACTAAATCCTGCCCTGCTTATGTGTATGTGGATACCGCAGTCACTCTTAGCGTCCCACGCTCTAGCACCATGAACGATACGCAGATTATCTATCGTATCCCATAATGTTTGAGAATTGTACCTGTATTCATGGTGTGTGTGTGGTTGGGTTACTATCTCGAACCCGTCATCACCCACACGCTGGTGGTTCTTCTGACCGATACTACCGTCATGCTTGAGTATCGCTACACCCCTAAGTGCGTCACTTGCGTATCGTGACGCGTCATGAAGGTCGCGTCTAATCTCGGTTTCCAATTCTAGTCCGAGATACAGACCTTGCTTAGATACGCCATGAAATACTACATCAGGCTTACACCCATACTGATGTATGGCTCTACCTGTACCACATGCCATGCGACCACTACAATTAGCATTACTAGAACCACCGCTTGTGTTACCGCAGTCACACTCTTGGTCGTCATAGTAGTGTTCATTACAGTCGTTACAATACCATGCTCTGTCTGCGTAGCATGACTCGCACATTGGTGAGTCTTGTACATAGGTGTAGTCGTAGTTATCTGAGTAACTTGTACTACATGACTCACAATGCCATGTGCGGTTCTCGTAGCATGACCCACAGTATGAGTCGCCGTCATTTACATCACACGAATTGTCATTATGGTCATACGAGTCACATCTATCACAGGAGAACGAGCAACTATCGCATAGTGCTTGGCTATCGTCCGTCCACCTTGTATCGTCTGAATAAATCAGGTCGTTACAGGACTCGCAATAGTTAGAGCAGTCTACACATACATAGTCACCTTCATGCTCGCGCAATTCGTCTATGTCGTACTCGGTATTACACCACTTACAACTATTCTTAACTTCGTCCATTATCTCACCCCCTTTACATTACCCTAAGTATAGCATAACCTTTATGCTTTAGTCAAGTTGCGTTGGTTCGTGTCTATAATTGCGTTGCCAATGTATGAGCGCAAGTCTTGGACTTCACTCACTAATGTCCTAAAGTCGTTGCGTTGGTGCTGTTGTTCTTGTAACCGTAACGCTTGACGGATAATCTCTACCTGTCTAGGTGTTAGGTCGAGTAGTAGGTTATCGTTCATTACCTACCTTGTAACTTGCGTAATCTACGCTCTAATACATAGAGCCTACGCATAGTGATGATTAGAACTAGGTTCATAGAACCTAGTGCTAGGATAAGTGCGAATAGGTCGCTTGTCGAGAGCGTCATTTACACTTCTCCATGAGATAGTTATTCACTATCTGCCAGTCTTGCTTGGTTACAGGTTCTACCTTGTTAAACGCCAATTCGCGTATAGTTACTTTAACTATGTCGCTTACTAGTGCCACTTGTTACCCCTATTCTACCATGCGACTAGACGACTTGTCTAGCGGTCACACCTTACGGCGTGTCGTGCCTAGTCGGGACTCGCACCCAATACTAACCGTACCCTATGGCTAGGCGTGTCTAATTACTTGTCGTGGATATTAAGGTTAATCATAGCACTAGTGTCGCCACTAGTCAATAAGCGCACTATTGCTAGTGCGGTAGTGTCGTCTAGGGTAGGCAGTACCCGTTCCACCTTGACGCGATTACTTACTACTGCGCTAGTGCGTGAGCGTCTAGCACGGCGCACGGCTTTACCGTGAACGGTGTTCGTAAGTCTTGCGCCACTTGTGCCTAGCCTACGCGGTGACGCGTGGACTTGGCGCGGTGGAGTGATGATACTACCCATAGCCCCATAGGGGTTATAGGTCACAATTACTCCTTGCTTGTAAGAATAGGCGACTTGCCTAATCTAGTGCCCGTCTAGGGTACGACCCTATTATATCACACTAGTGATGACGGGCGCAAGTCGTAAGGATAAGGTTAGGCGTGTTACCATAGGCGACCTACTGTTACTAGTAACTAGTCGCGTAACCTTATCTCTATTAACTTGTAATAAGTGAGGACGCTCTACCTTGTCGAGTAGGTTTCACTTATGGAGAGAGTATAACACGACTTAGGGAATAATAGCAAGTCTGCCGATACTATCGGCGTGTCGTGTCTTGTTAGGACTACGGGTCGCGCTTGTCCTATCGGTACTGCTCTCTATTAACTTGTGAGGCTAAGAATACAGCATGAGGACACGGGGCGCAAGTCGGAACGCGGCGTGTCGTGTGTGATTTAGGTCACACTTTCACAAGGGTATAAGTCGGACATAATGGACACACTAGACATAAGGTATAACATGGGGCATAAGGGATAATTTATTATTTAAGGGGTGAAATCGGACATAAGGGTCATAACGGGTGGATAGTCCATAGGACTCTTAATCTATAAATAAATAAACCGCTTTATCGACAATTCATTAAGTCTAAACCTATACTTTAGGGTCATAGTTTGACCCCATATGTATTAAATCAGGCTGTGATGCGCAATATAGTCTCACCCAAAAATTTTCTGTTATATAATATACCCCCCTCATATATACTATTAAACTATGACAAAACGGACATTTTACATATATTACCCAAGCGAATGTGTTCGCTTTGGGTGTTTGAACAGGTTATCTTATATGTATAGTAATACATATACGGAGTCGCTCCGTTTAAGACTCCGCGACTCCTATATATAATATATATATAGAATTTATGGGAAATTTATGCCGTTTAACGGCTAGCGTTAATAGTGTGATATTTAGGGGATAACTGATGGGTAGAAAACCTGGGATTCAGAATATCCCAAAGGGCGAAGCCCAAGAAAAGGTACTCCTTCAACTGGAGCAGGGTAGCACAATTACCGCTGCTATGGCCTCAGTCGGCCGCAACGATGTGACATTTCGTCAATGGTCCATGACTGACCCAAAGTTTAAAGAACGCGCTGACAAGGCCCGCCTCGTAGGCAAAGGCATCATTGCTGACTTGGGCGATTTAAAGAACCTTTCCTTCCCTGACTTCTGCGAGCAGTTCCTAGATGCCAAACTTTTTGAGCATCAACTTGACTGGCTAGATTTGATTGAGGGACGTGAGCCATCCTGGCTCCCTCCTGGTATAACATATGAGCCTGGCGACCCAAAGCGTATCCTGATTAACGTACCGCCCGAGCACGCCAAGTCTACTACGATTACAACCAACTATGTCCTTTACAACATAGTGACCAACCCTAACGCTAGAGTCATCATTGTCTCTAAGACTCAGGGTATGGCTAGAAAATTCTTAGGTGCGATTAAGACCCGCCTAAGCCACCCCGCCTATATCAAACTACAGACCGCCTTCGGTCCTAATGGCGGATATAAGGCTGATGCTACACAATGGTCAGCCGATATGATTTACCTAGGAACGGGACGTGATTCAGGTGAGAAGGACCCTACGGTCCAGGCTCTTGGATTCGGTTCACAGATTTACGGTGCTCGTGCCGACCTGATTATCCTAGACGATGTGGTGATGAACTCGAATGCCCATGAGTGGGAAAAGCAAATCGAATGGCTTCAGAAGGAAGTTATCACCCGTCTGGGGCGGCATGGAAAATTACTTATAGTAGGAACCCGTGTCGCGCCCATTGATTTATATAAAATGATTCGTGACCCAGGACAATGGTCAGGTGGTAAGACCCCCTTTACCTACTGCGCTATGCCAGCGGTTTTAGAATTTGACGAAAAGCCTGAACAGTGGAAGACCCTGTGGCCTAAAAGTAATTTGCAAGAAAATGAAATTGATGAAGTGGGACCTGATGGACTTTATGCAAAGTGGGACGGACCCTCGCTATTTAAGCGCCGCTCTGAAGTTGCGCCATCTGTCTGGGCTATGGTCTACCAACAAGAGGATGTCCAAGAAGATTCAATCTTCTCACCCACTTGTGTTGCAGGTTCCGTCAACGGAATGCGTAAGCGTGGTCCACTCAAAGAAGGTGTCCCAGGACACCCACGCCATATAGATTCAGGTTACACTATCATTGGTCTTGACCCTGCTATGGCAGGTGCCACGGCTGCAGTAGTAGCAACGTACAATCGTAGTGATGGCAAGATTTATATTCTTGATTGCATCAATATGACTGAGCCTACGCCAGCCAAGATTCAAACACTGATTGAAGAATGGGTTGAAAAATATCGCCCACAAGAACTAAGAATTGAAATCAATGCTCATCAGAAGGCTTACGCCTTAGATGATAACTTGAGAAACTTTTTAGCCTCATATGGCTGCCAGTTGAACTCACACTTCACTGGTAAGAATAAATGGGACACTTCTTTTGGTGTAGCATCTATGGCTTCACTTTTTGGGAACACCCGTGATGGACGCTTCCAAGATAATAACTTAATTGAATTACCAA